GGGAAGGAGTTGTTAAGTAATGGCTAAACCGAATTTCCCCGAAAAGGCAGGCGCAACGGTTTTCCGTCCGCAGGACATTTATACCATTGCCAATAATCTGGTTCGGCAGGTGACGGGCCAGACGGCAATCACTGCCGTTGATACCTCTTCTTTTATCAACGTCGGGCAGATGTGTCTGAACACCAGCAAAGAGGGCACGTTGCAGGCCCTTTATAACATGGTCTCGCGTACCATTATCACCACTCGCGCATACAGTGGCCGCTTTACCAGCATCGAAACCACGTCGCAGGAGTGGGGGCTGTTCATCCGCAAAATCGCTTTCTTCTCTGGTAAGTTTGACGAAACCAAGTTCATCAACACCGTCCAGAACCCCTATACCTTGCGCGACGGCCAGAGCGTGGATATGTATAAGATTTCCAAGCGGTACCCGCTGGAAATGTGGTATACTGGGCAGGCCACGCTTGACCAGACCTATACGACGTTCCGTTCTCAGCTGATGACCGCTTTCACCAGCGAAAGTGAACTGTCGGCATTTCTGGCCGGTATCACCACGGAAGTTGCAAACGACGTGGCCCGCTGGAAAACTGCCGAGAATCGCGCCGTCGTGATGAACTTTATCGGCAGTCTGTACAACACCGGCAAACCCGGCCAGAAGGTCAACCTTACTGCCGAATTCAACAAAGCACGCGGCACCGCGTACACCACCGCCGACCTGCTGACCACCCATTTGCAGGAGTTTCTGTCGTTCTTTGTCTCCCTGCTGGAAACCCAGTCGGCCCTGCTTGAGGAAAGCACCGATCTTTATCATCTGGTTCCCGCCTGCACCGACGACAACGGAGATCCGTTGACCCTGCTCCGGCACACTCCCAAGAGTGAACAGAAACTGCTTCTGTACCAGCCCCTCATCAATGATGCCAAGTCGTGGGTGTTCCCTGCTATCTTTGGCCCCGGTTACCTTTCCTTTGGCAACTATGAGGGGGTCAACTTCTGGCAGAACATCAACGACAAGAGCCGCGTGAAGGTCATTCCCGCTCAGTTCAACGTGAACACCGCCAAGCAGGAGACCGGTAAAGAAGTTGACCTTCCCATGGTGGTGGGCCTGCTGTATGACCGCAGAGCGCTGGCGACCGTCTACATGATGGACAGTGTTTATACTACTCCTTTCAACACGAAAGGCGAGTATTACAATACGGAACATCATTGGAAGATGAACTTTCTCAGTGACCCCACTGAGAATGCAATTCTCTTCTATATGAGCGACCCCGCACGTCCGTAACCAGCCGCGAAGGCCCGACCGTAAAAGGCCGGGCCTTTATTGTTAGAAAGTAGGTGAAACAATGGCACGAGGCGAATTTAACGGCGCAGTTCCCGCGCCCAGTGTCGAACATGGGTATCACTTCCACTTTGGAAACATCGAGAAGCGCGTGAATTCAACCAAAGCATTTGATTATACCCAGCTCCCCGACGAGGAGCGTTGCGATTTCAAGCAAACCACCAGCATGGAGCGGCCCGTGATTTACGTCACGTTGAACAGTATCAACATTTCCCCCCAGTGGAATTATTGCCAGTGTGAAGAGACAGCAAGTTTCTATTGGATACGCGATATTTCAATTGGTATCCGAGGCAGGGGAACCGCGAATATCTGGCAGTTCACGCTGGAGCTTGACCCGCTGGCAACATACCGGGATGCAATCTTGAAAACCGACGCATTCATTGAATATGGATTCAATCAAGATTCCAGCGGCGCAACGTTCCGTTTACAGGATACCCGGCAGGCCGTTGGAATGGCTCCCAATATTTCCACAGCGTCGGCAGATATCACGGACGGAAATATTGATGCCTCTGGTGGCACATTTGTTCTGTCCTGTGTTGGCAAGTCTGGCCTGCACGCCTATGCAATGAGCGCCGCCACGTTGGGAAGTTTGTTGACCGCAGTTTCCTTGACGTGGGAAGCCCTTACCAAGCCTATGGTTAGTTGGGAACTGGCATTGCCCGAGTTTATGAACAAACTTTTGTTCGGCGGCAACGCATTGGAGTGCGTCCGCTCCTGCATCTGGATACCCATAAACCTTTCCAGATATGGTGCAGGACGGCAGACGGAAATCACCTTGGGGCAGTTCAACACCGCCGTTTTTGCACAACAGGTCACTCCGTCCAGTTCCCGTAGTGTTCACACGACTATTGCGATCCCGTGGCCTGCTGACGACTGGAAGCGCATGAACTGTCAAATACAGCTTTATGTTCCTTTCGTGGGCACGCTGGCGGTTCCCGTTGACCAATGCAACACGGCGGCAAATATTGATGTTGACTGGTCTGTGTGTTTCGTGGACGGCAGTGTAACAACACTAGTCCGGGCAGGAGATTACACGGTATACGCAGGAAGCACCAGCATAGCCAGCCCCTACGGAATCGGCACCAGTAACATTGACCCGGTGCGTGCGCTGACCGGTGCGATCAGCACCGTCTCCGGTGCAATGAATTTCGGCGGGGGTCTGCTGTCCACCGTGGCGGGGTTTGCTGGCGGCACGATGCAGGCCGCGCAAGGTATCGCCCAAGTTGCGCAGGGTGTACAGCAAGCAGTTTCCCCCATCAACTGTTCTGCCGGAACTCTGGGTGGTGCATCGCAGGTACAGCTACCTTTGGAAGCAAAGTTAACCCTGCTGTATTATCCCCCGGTGGACGATGCAGGTTTCCAAAAAGTTTACGGATACCCAGTAATGAAAGTTGCAAAGCCTGTGCAGGGATACTGTAAGACCCGTGGTTTCTCCTGTGCTCCGCTGAACGCCAAGCCCGACGAGATTTCCTACATCAACGCCGCAATGGACAGCGGTGTATTTATCGAATGAGGTGATTATATGTACCAATGCTATAGCGGCTACTACGACGGCGGCACGTTGTGCGGGAATTTCGATGCAACGTTTTCCACCGATGCAATGAATTACTGGGAACGTTCCTTCTTTCAGAGGTTGCGCGGTCTCATTGAATTCAACGGGCTCCCCGAGAACGGCCCCGGTCAAATCGGATGGGATTATGATGCATTTCTGTACCAGCTTTTCCGCACCGGTTACGCAACGGTTTTCAAGTCGAAAACATACGGTTTGGTTGTACAACCTGCATTTCCGACCGGTTACGGCCTGCAATACCAGCCGCGCGGGATGCAGATTTCGACGACGTTCTTTAATTTTCCGCGCCCTCTGGAAATCGGCAAAGAGTGCGCTGTTATCAAGCTCACACCCGACTATCAAGGAACGTGGGACTTGGTGACAAAGTACGCGCGGGAAATGCAACTGGCAGAAATTGCAATCCGGCAGAGCGCAATCAATGCCCGTTTCGCCTATGCGGCTATCGCCAAGGACGACAAGGGCAAGCGCACCATGGAAGGGATTTTCAGCAAGCTGGCAAACGGTGCCCCCGCTGTTGTTATCAACGCCGATTTGAAACAGCAGTTGACCACCAAGGCCGATGGAGATTTTACGCTCCCAATCATGCAGTTTGACCGCGACCTTTCCAAGAACTTTATTCTGCCCGACCTGATGGAGTATCGTCGGAACATTCTGTGCGACTTTTACAGGGAACTGGGTGTATCCGTTCAGCCCAACAAGAAGGAGCGCATGGTGGTGACGGAATCGAAAGCCGCAGACGCGGAAACCTTCAACCGGCGCGAAGTCTGGCGCATCACGTTGGAAAAATCCCTTGCAATCGTGAATGAGATGTACGATACAAGCATTACCTTTAAAATGGTTGAGCCCGATTTCGACGCAGGCGAGGCCGACGAGACCGAGACCAACAATGAAGGGGAAGAGGTGAATAATAATGTTGGTGAATGAGTTAGTATCCTCTTGCAATCTGGAAGCGCTGTTGATGGTAGACCCTAATCTTTTTGCAAATATGGTGATTCCCGAGGGCATGGAGAAAGCGGGAGTGATCCAAGCGATCCGCAGGGCCCACGGTCTGGCTCCGCTGTATCACCCTGACCCCATTTGGATGAAATCAGAATTGTATTGGTGGAGCCGCGAAAATCTCCCCATTTGGAAAAAGCTGTTTTCCACCACTCAGCTAGAGTATAATCCCATCTGGAATACTGACGTGTCTGAAATCACCAAGGACACCACCGAACGGGCCAAGGATACCGCCGAGAACACGGCCACCCACTCCCATGGTGGAGCCGACGAGCAGAGCCAGCACGCAGACGACCGCCACCAGATGGAAACCACCGGCAACCTTTATCACGAGGACACCAAAGCGGACGGTTTCACCACGGACAATGCCGCAGGGCAGGAAAAAACTGTGGGCAGTACTGCCGGAAAAGAGCATGGTTTTGCTCATACCCAAACCAGCGCCGACGAGACCCGGGACACAAAGGGCACCCTTGACCGGGATACGACCGGCACCCGGCTCACCACCCACGGTGAAACAATGACCGATAAACTCAAGACCACCAAGGACAGCCAAACGGACGTTGAGGGAAAGGTTTCTGCCGAGAACGAGGCGACCTATCAGCCTTTCGACGCATCCACCACTATCTATAAGGAGACCGGCACCGCAGACGATACCCGCAAAACCGACTGGACAGAGACCGAGAACACAAGCGGCACCCAAGACGACGTAACCACCGAGAACATGACCGACCACCAAGAAAGCACGTCGGACACCGAGACCAAGCAGGACACCGAGGGAGTGACCACCGGCCAGCGGGACAGCATCGATCGGGCCCACGGTACCCATGGTGACACGGGCCGCACCGATGGACACGGGCACACCGAGCGGCAGGCCGGAGACCGTGGAACCGCGCAGGATTCTAAGACCGGCAAGCATGAGGAACACGGCCTTGCCGCTGTTACGGGCAAGGAATCGGAGACCGTAACCACCGTTCACGAGTGGAAGCGAGGCGGCAATATCGGCGTGACCACGACGCAGGAGATGATTGAGGCCGAGCGGCAGACTGTGCTTTTCAATATGTATCGTGTTATCGCAGATAGTTTTCACCGTACATTCTGCCTTGACGTTTATTGAAAGGAGTGGTATCATGATATCGGAAATCGTCGTTGCGCTTATCGGTGGCCTTGTGACGCTTTCGGGTGTTCTTATCGCAAACAGCAGGGCGCAGGCCGTCACCGATACACGCCTTGACGAGTTGACCCGGGAAGTGCGGGAGCATAACCACTTTGCCCACCGCGTCCCCGTGTTGGAAGAGCAAATCAAAGTGGCAAACCACCGCATAGATGATTTGGAAAGGAAGGTTGACTAGTATGAAAATCAAAGCCTCTACTATCGCAAGAACTGCTGTTCTCGCTCTGGCACTGGCAAATCAGATTCTCAGCGTTGCCGGTCTGAGCCCTCTGCCCATCGACAGCGCCACCCTTGAGCCTTGGGTGACCACCGGTCTGACGACTGCCGCGGCTATCTGGGCATGGTGGAAAAACAATTCGTTCACCCCGGAAGCAATCCGGGCCGACGAGCTGATGAAAGAAATGAGGGGGTGAATTTATGGACTATCCGTTTTGCCCGTCCCCACCTTATGTTCCCGGTGACCCGGGGATGTATGACCTTCGTTGGATGGTCTCCCAGATTCAGAGCTTGACAGCTCTGGTGCAGGGCATTGCCAAAGGGCAGGAATCGCAGGGCGGCAACATCACCGCGCTCAATTCCGCAATGTCTGACCTTGCCGCCGCTCAGAAGTGTATCAACGACCGTCTGAACGACGGTGACTTTGAGAACGGCAAGTTTCGGGAATGGGCAGACAAAAATCTGCCTGCTATGGTCTGTGAAATGGTTCGCTTTGTGTGGTTCGGTCTGACCCCGGACGGGCATTTCTGTGCTTATGTCCCTGCAAATTGGGGCTGGCTGACCTTCAACACCGGCACCGATATCACCGAGCCCGAGTATGGTCATCTTATCATCACCTATTAAGAAAGGAGTTTCTATATGAGTTGCAAGAATGATTGTGGTTTTCCCATCAAGCCCGCACCCTTTGCGCCTGCTGATCCCGGCCCCCATCACCCGCCGATGCCGCCCCGGCCCCCTGTTCCCTGTGGGCCGTGTCCCCCGTCTCAGTATATCGGCTCCCGGTATGTGCCGATTTTCGCAGACCCCATTGAGTGGGACAATCACCGCTCCTACGAATCCCTTACCATTGTGACCCACGACGGCGAAAGCTACACCAGCAAGTGCAACGTGGGCCCCGGCGTGGATATCACCAATTCCCGGTACTGGGCCAAGACCGGCGCGTATAATGCGCAGGTGGAGCAGTATAAGAACGAGGTGAAAGACCTGTCGTCTCAGGTCTCCGGTTTCGCGTCTGACAACGCGGAATTCCGGGAGAAAATTGACCAGTTCACCAAGGACAATGCCGAGATGAAAAACACGGTTGCCGAGGATAAGGCCCGTGTTGACGCTCTGGCCGAGCGCGTGGCGACTGCCGAGACCGAAATCGACGGGTTGCAGGCCACCACCGCCCAGCACACCACCGAGATTGCCGACCTGCACGCCAAGGACGAGGATTTGCAGAGGCAAATCACCAGCAATGACGGCGACATTGCCGCCCTTCAGGCAAAGGACGTGGAGCAGGATTCCCGGCTAACCGGCATCGATACCAAGCTCAAGAGCCACGACGCAAGCATTGCCCAGAACACCGCCGACATTGCCAAGAATACCAAGAACATTCAGGACAATGCCGCGAACATTGCCAAGAACGCTCACGAGCTGGCCGATCATGCCGCAAAGCTGGCAGACCATGAGGGCCGTCTTACCGCCCAGCATGAGGAAATCACGGCAAACCATGAGGCCATTGAGCGTCTTACCAGTGTCACCGATGGTCTCCGGTCTGACCTTACCGAGGACGAGGCAAAGATTGAATCCAACCGGGATGCAATCGCCCACATTCAGGAAAAGGACGTTCAGCAGGACGGCAGGCTGGACAAACTGGAAGAGTGTTGCGAACAGGCCAAGGCCCACTTTACCCAGCTGGACACCAAGACCGACAACACCAATGCCGCGCTGACCGCTGAAATCGACCGCGCCAAGGCCGCAGAGCTGGCGAACGGCCAGCTCATTGCCCAGAACGCCGCCGAGCTGGCGACCCACCCCACCCACCCGGCCC